AAGCACTATTTTGTTAGCTGAAATATTGAATTTTCAAGGTGCGAAGCCCTGTTTAGGTGTGGGAAGTTTTAGTTAATAATAATAGGTGCATCTTGGTGTTTTAAATCTTCTACTTGCTTTCCACATTTAGGGCAAACTACGCAATCGCTATCAATAAGTTGTCCACAATGTTTACAATATTTAGTAGTATTCTCCATGGTTTTAATCTCCTTTGTTTATGTTAATAATTATTTTAATCTCAGTTCTATAAGTTCTTTCTGATATCCCAAAATTCGCGAAAGCTGATCTATGGTACACTCTTGATAACGCATATATTCCGTAATTAGATCATCTGGTACCAGGAGATTTATAGCAAAGGTATTTGCTTCCTGTTCTTTTCGAGAATTTAGAAAGAGCGTTTTATGTTTTATAAAGTAGCAGTTTTCCCTTGGATGAAGAATTGCATGCCCGAGTTCGTGAGCCATAACAAATAGTTTTTCATTCCCTTCCAGGTTCTCATTGATCCAGATGCATTTACTTCTTTTCATGTACATATAGCATCCAGAACGTGATCCTATATCGCAAATGGCTGTTTCGATGCCGAGCATATCTGCAATAACGAAAGGATCATTAGTCTGGAATTTTTTCCTATAATAAGAAACTTTCTTTTTGATCTCATTATTCAAATTTAAGATCACCTACTTTTTGTTTTTATTAGGATTGTACTTTGCTTTGTTTTTTACTTTTAAACGGCGGAGCATTAATTCAACCTGTCCCAGAAAAAGATCTACGTCTTCGTCAGGAATATCTTCACCGTCATAAGCAGCGGGCCCCAGCTCTTTGCTTTCTAGCTTTTCACGTAAAGAGTCAAGGTCCTTTTTTATATCTCTTTCGTCTTTGGCATTGAGCTCCGTTTGAATTTCGCTATCGCCATTAAGCAAATAATCCATTGTAACATTAAAGTATTTGGCGACAGCATTAAGCTTATCAGCATTAGGGGTGGATTTATCCCATTTTACGATTGTGCTATTGCCAAAACCTAACTCTGACTCAAGCGCAGGTAAACTAATACCGCGTTCTTGCGCAAGAGCTTTTACTCGGTCTTTGAGTGTCATAATAGTCCCCTTTCAAATACGAGAAAAAAATCTCGAAAAAAGTATTGACAAAAAGAAAATATTCTCGTATAGTAGGGAGTGTAAAGAGAAAACATTCTCGTACAATGATTATCAGTCGATAAACGCCAATTTAAAAGACTGGATATAAGAGAATATATTCATATTGCCTATTTGTATAATAGAATATTTTCTCACAAAAGTCAATATAGGAATGAGAATATTTTCTCTAACAAAGTACATGGGATGAAATCCCAGCCCATAAAAATTCCACCGTACAGCGAATACGGTGGAATACATGCAGACCTACAAGCTTGTTTACGGGTGACGGGCTAATTACTTAGCCAGGATATACAGCGCAGGACTGTCTTCTCCTATGAAATAGGACATGGACAAAAGTCTATATCCTTTAGCTAAAAGAGTTTGGACCTCTTCAGCTGAACAGGTATATTTTTTCTTTATGGCATTCACCTCCCTCTCGCGGAGGTGTTAGGCCTGCATGTACATCATAGCACAAGGAGGTGAAACCGTGATATACGACAATGTAAAAAAGCTTTGTGATCAAAAGGGAATTTCCATTTGGCGCCTTGAAAGGGATCTTGGATTTTCTAATCGCAGTGTTAGCAAATGGAATGACAATGAGCCCGGTATTCGGAAAGTCCAGAAAGTAGCAGACTACCTGGGAGTACCAATTGAGAAGTTGTTGGAGTAGGAGGTGAGAGAAGTGGAAGAGCATGAAAAAAATGAAATTAATGGATATGCGGCTGCAATGGCAGAAATAGCTGCTAGGAGAACCCATTGCTTGATTATCATGGTCGGGTTGTCTATGGGAATAAATATTATTTCATTATTAGTGCAAGTATTCCGGTAACAGCGGCAATAAGAGCAAGAGAAAAATTACAAAGAGGAAGAAATTTATTCCAAAACCATTCAGAACGCTGCTGCTTTTTAAGAACTTTTTCACGATCAAGAACAGGTTGTACATATTTTTTGTAGGCATTAGATTTCTTAAAATCAGCTTGCTGTTGTTTGCTGGATAAGTATTTTAAAGAATCATCGGTAATATCTGAAGAAATTTTAGGAAGTAAATCAGGCGTGATAATAGGTTTGTGGTTTTTGTTGCTCATAAGCACCTCCGTATTGTGAATTTGATAGAGAAATTGTAACACGGAGAATTAGGAATGAAAAGGGGTGAGATAGATGCGTTTTTATGAGTCAGATAGTTTGGAACATATTGGCTTTGATTTTTATTGCGACATCGCAAATAACATTGTCAAAGCCCGAAAAGAAAAGGGCATAACGCAGAAGGAACTTGCTAAGCTTGCTGGCATTAAGGAACATCGGCTGGTTGGAATTGAGAACGTGAAGGTCAGAATTGATCTGGACGATTTAGAGAAGCTTTCAAAGGTTTTTGAAAGAACAGTCGACTGGTTAATTGATGCTGAATTGGATTATGGCGGAAAGGATTGCATGTATTTAGTCTGGCCGGACTCTTTACCAAACTTTAAGCTTTATATGAATGCGCCAAGTAAAAGAATGGCCTTTTTACGATATGACAAGAAGTTTAAAGAATGCGGAGTAGCCTATACCGAGAGCGGTTTTATGTAAAACTTGTTGGGGTTCCGGTTTCAAAGCAGGAAATTCAAAATAAGTTTAAAAAGAGAACTACAGAAGATCTGCCATTGGAGCCAGATTGAAGATCTGTTGGAGTAGGAGGTGTTTACATGGAAAAACGATATCTTTCACCAGAAGATGCAGCTCCGTTCCTGGGGCTGTCGGCAGCGGCCGTAAGAAAGTACATGCGTAATGGAAGCATGGACTTGGGAATGGTATTAAGTCCTCAAAAGACGGGGACTAAGACGTGGCGGTACAAGATCTATCCGGAGAAGTTAAAGCAGATTACCGGATCCAGTGTACCAGGATATGAATAAAGGTCAGGAAAGGAGAGAAAAACAATGGCAAAGATCAAGAACTATGACGGCCAGACCGGCATGGAGCTGTCCTATGTGGCAGTGCAGGCAACCAGGCCAAAGAAGGAGTCAGTGGACTGGGTAAGGATTACTGAAATAGTTGTTGCAGGTGGTATCTGGGCGGTGGTCCTGATGATGCTTGGGGCTGCGCTTGCGGTCCAGGTGCTGTGATGGCTGTGTGGAAAGACCAGTGTGGTACCTGCATCAAGAAGAAACGGTGTATGGAAAGAAGCCGCTTACAGGCATGCAGAGATTACATAAAAAAGGACCTAGGCAGCTGCAACTGCGATAGGTCCAAAAGAAAAAATTGTACACCCTCATTATACGGAGGGAGAAGGAGAAATGCAAGATGAAGCTTTATGAATTAACAGAACAGTTTCTTGCGCTGCAGGAACTGGCATATGATCCGGAAGTGGATGAGCAGACTTTTCAGGATACAATGGAAGGTCTTTGGGGCGAGATTGAAGATAAAGCGGATGGGTACGCCAAGATCATTATGGGAATGAAGGCAGATATTGAAGCTTTAAGGGCAGAGGAAGGCCGCCTGGCTGCCAGACGGAAGGCGCTGGAGAACCGTCAGCAGGCTTTAAAGAACAACCTGGAAGCCAACATGCGGGAAATGGGCAAGACAAAGTTTAAGACAGCGTTGTTCAGTTTCAATATTCAGAAAAATGGTGGTTTGCAGCCGTTGGTCATTGACGGGCTTCTGGAAGACATTCCGGGAAGGTTCCTGATCCCGCAGCCTCCGGTGCCGAATAACGAGGCAATCCGGACACTGTTAGAGAATAAAGCCGTTGAATGGGCGCACCTGGAGCCACGCGGGGAAAGTCTGAGGATACGCTGATGACATCTGATGGAAAGATCGTACCATACCGCATGTCCGTGTTGATGGAGATCGCGGCCAAGGTGGCAAAGACAATGGTGACCGGTGCTGTGAGCCTGAGCTATGAAGAAATGGAGATCGTGCTGGATTATATCCACCTTAACATTGAGGACAGCAAGCGCAGGAATGAAGCGAGAGAAAAGGAGAACAGAAATGTTTCTGAAGATAAGTGAGTTTAAGAAAGCTATGAAGTCCGCCCTGAAAACATCCGGCGGGTTGATCATTGGAAATGTAAAAGGGCATTTTCTGGTACATACGAGCCTTTGGGGCGTGTGGGTAGAAAGTGTTTATGCTACCAGTAAGTTTAAAGCAGCCATTGTGGAACTGATCGGTGATATGCCGGAAGAAGAGACTTGTTATAGGTATCATCTGGAAGAGAAAAATCTCAAGATGGAGTACCAGATAAGATATGAGAATCCTTATGATCAGTGAAAAGAAGCAAAGGATTTTGCGTGCGAAGTGCCGTTGGCTTTTTACAGTACGCCTCATGAGCTGTCCATTTACCAGAGTAAAAGTGACAGGTCTTATATTACTGTGTTGCAATCCTATGCAGCAGGGATGATGTCACTGGCAGAGCTTGAAGTGGGTATGGAACATATGCCCGGAAGACCCAGTGTTTCTCCTACCGGTTCTACGCTCTATTTTAAGAGTGAGACAATGATCTACTGGATCAGTATCGTAAAGGTTCCTCAAAAGGCGGAGGATACCATATTCCGGTACTTAAGAGGGCTGGACTTCTTTGAGGATGACTGGCTTCCAAAGAAAGATGAGCAGGAAACAGAAGCGGCGGCAGAGACGCTGCCGTATTAAGGAGGATATTATGGGATTACCAGTATTGATCTATGGAAAATCCGGAAGCGGGAAGAGCCGCAGCCTTAAGTTTTTTGATGAGGATGAGATCGTGCTTCTGAATACGGAGCGGAAGGAACTGCCGTTTAAGAAGCGCTTTAAGAAGACAGGATGCAGTGATGATATCAACCGGATCATTACAACGATCAACCAGAACCCGGAAAAGACTTACGTGATCGATGATGCGGGGTATATTATGACGCATCTTTTCATGTCACAGCACCGGAATAAGAAGGGAAATGCATCCTTTGAGATGTACGATGACATTGCGGATGCCATGTATGGTCTGGTGAAACGGATCAAGACGGATGTGACAGCTCCGGACAAGATCGTTTACATCATGTTCCACGAAGATACGGACGATTTTGGTATCTCACGTCTCAGGACCATTGGCAAGCAGTTGGACCGGAAAGTGTGCCTAGAAGGCATGGTCACGATCTGCATCCGTTGCATGAGTGAAAATGGGAACCATTTCTTCCGGACGGTTACGGACGGATCCGATATCACAAAGACTCCGGAAGAGATGTTCCCGGAACCGGAGATCGAAAACAACTTGAAATTAGTAGATGATACCATCCGGGATTTTTATGGATGGGAAAAACATAAGACCAAGGAGGATACAAAGTCATGATAAAGAAACCAGCAGGATATGATGAGGAAGCAGCTTATACAGGGGAATCCCAGCAGCTGCCAAAAGGAAAGTATGTGTGTGTGATCAAACAGGTAGCAACCCAGACATCCAAGAACGGAAATAAGCAGTTTGTGATCCTGTTTGATGTAGCAGAGGGAGAGCAGAAAGACTTTTTCCAGAAGCTCTTTAATGCGGACAAGGCCCAGAACAGTGCTGACGCAAAATGGCGTGGTGTGTTTAAACAGAACATGGAAGGAAAAGGACTTTCCTGGTTCAAGGGGATCATCACTTCCATTGAGCGTTCGAATAATTTTACTTTCCAGTGGGATAAGGAAAACAATGAAAAAACACTGGCAGGAAAGAAATTTGGAGGAATTTTCCGGCGCAGGCAGTATGAGGCAGAGAACGGAAACCGCCCTATCGTTACAGAACTGTGGCAGATCCGCAGCGTGGCGGGTCTGGCAGATGCGGAGGTACCAGAGGATGATCTGCTTCCGGAAGGCACGGTACAGAAGCCGGCAGAAACACCGTCTCCTGTGGGTGATGGTTTCATGAATATTCCGGAGGGCGCAGGTGATGAAGGCATCCCGTTCATGTGATCCGGAGCTTTACAGCAGGATAAAAGATGCAGTAAGTATGCAGCAGGCCGTGGAATACTGCGGCCTGCATATTTTAAACGGAAAATGCCTCTGTCCGTTCCATAAGGATACCCATCCTTCCATGAAGATCTATCCCAATGGAAAAGGGTATTACTGTTTTGTCTGCGGTTCCGGTGGTGACCAGATCAAGTTTGTGGCGGCCTATTACGGGATCAGTAATTATGAAGCCGCAAAGCAGCTGGCGCAGGCTTACGGGGTGCCAGTCAATGAGCCGGTGACCTATAGGGAAAAGCGGGAAGCAGACAAGAGGAGGCGCTATAAGCGGGAATTAGGGCAGTTTGTGCAGGAGGCGGTAAAATGGCTGACCGTGTACAGAGGACTGCTCTGTGAGGCTGTCAGGGAGCGCAATGAACATTTCTGGGAAGGGCTTGGCAACTTGACCTATGTGGAGTATCTGCTGGGGTGCCTTAAGGACTGCCCGGAAGAAGTGTATGCCGATAAGAAGGTGGTGAAAGAGATTGGAAAAGTCGAAGGACGAGTTATTAGCTGGTATATCTAAGCTGTCTGGCCTGGATCCGTTCCCGGATGAGATATTTTACCAGATCTTTGAGATTGAGGATAACGTGGAGCGGACCCAGTACGTGGAGGCACTGCGGAAAGAAGCAGGGAAGCTGAAGCGCAGGCCAGAGTTTAACAATCTGTACCGTGCGTTTGTCCTGGACTATTCCCAGAGACAGAAGCAGACGGGGAAAGTGACACGGTTTACGGACCAGCCCATAGAGCTTAACTGTGGGGAATGGGAGGCAACGGATATGGGGGTAAAGACCGTCCGTTACGACAAGAATGCCATGCCGGTTGCCTATTACGCCTGCAGCCACCCGATCCTTCCGGTGGAGATCTTAAAAAATGTGGATACGGCCCAGGAGCGCATTTCCCTGGCATATTTTAAGTCAGCCACCTGGCAGAAGATCACGGTTGACAGGGCCGTGTGCGCCAATGCCAATAAGATCGTGGACGCGCTCAGCCAGTTCGGGATCGAGGTGACCAGTGATAACGCAAAGAGCCTGGTGCGCTATATCTCAGACTGTGTTGGACTGAACCCGGCTACCCTGGAACCCAAAAAATCCATCAACCGCCTTGGATGGGTGGGGAGCAGCTTTACGCCCTATGCCCAGGATATCCGGTATGAGGGAGATATGGACTATGAGGTGATCTTCCGGAATGTGGCCCAGAAAGGCGATTTTGGTGCCTGGAAGACACTTTGCAGGGATCTGCGTAAAAATATACCCCTGCGCATGATGATGGCCGCCAGCTTTGCTTCCGTGCTTCTGGAACCTCTTAAGGTATTGCCGTTTGTATTGCATTTATGGGGAACGACCGGAACCGGAAAGACAGTAGCGCTCATGGTGGCAATGTCCATCTGGGGCAATCCCAAAATGGGCGGCCTGGTAAAGACCATGAACATGACAAAGAACGCCATTATGCGCAATGCCGCATTTTTATGCAGTATCCCTTTTGCCGGAGATGAGCTGCAGACCATAAAGGATAAATGGCAGGGGAATTTCGACCAGCTGATCTACCAGATCACGGAAGGTGTGGATCGTGGCCGTGCCAGGGCCTATGGCGGAGTGGAAGATACCAAGACCTGGAAGAACAGTTTTATCTTTACAGGCGAGGAACCGATCACAAAGGTAAACTCCGGCGGTGGTTCTAAGAACCGAGTGATCGAGATCGCCATTGACGGACCTCTGATTGAGGACGGCCATTATGTCAGCAGCGTGGTCCAGGAGCATTATGGATACGCTGGACGGAAGTTTGTGGAGTACATACAGGAAATGGACTTAAACCGGATCATGGACCGGTACCGGGAAATATTTGAGCAGTTATGTAAGCTGGATACAACGGATAAACAGGCAATGGCAATGTCTTGTATGTTGCTGGCGGATGAGATCGCAGTGAAGCTTTTCTTTCCAGAAGAGCGGGCTTTACAGGTCAGCCAGGTAAAACAATACCTGCAGAGTAACTTTGATGTGGATGTGGCGGAACGTGCCTACCAGCAGGTACTCAACTGGGCAGCCAAGAACCCGGTGCGTTTTGAGGATCCCAAGGCGGATAATTCACCCAATAAAGGGGAAGTCTGGGGCAAGATAGATGAGGACAAGCTGATCGTAAACAGAGACGTGCTCCTGGCGTTCCTTGACCAGAATGGGTTTGATTATACAGCGGTAAGTAAGAAATGGTCAGAGAAAGGGTATCTGGTGCGTAATTCCCAGGGGAAATTTATCCATAGCACAAAGGTGTATGGGATCAAGTCCAGTTACATCAAGTTCAGGCTGCCGCAGGATGATGACGCGACAGATAAAGATGGATTCATGTTGGTTGAGGGTAATGATCAGGAACCCCTTCCCTTTGATTAGGGTCTAACCTGGTCTAACCTAAAAAAAAATTAGGTTAGACTCTGGAATCCGCATAAAAACTGGCTTTTTTATATACAGTCTAACCTGTCTAACCAGTCTAACCTGTTTTTAATATATCGTAACGTAGGAAAAAGTTATTGTAGAAAATTTAACGTTAAATATATCACAATGTTAAATTTTCTTTAAAAATGTTGGTATATGCAACCGGATTTTAGGTTAGACGGTTAGACCATTAAGTAAATCAAGGGTTTGCTGGCATTTTTAAGGTTAGATTTTGGTTAGCTTATCTTGAAAAAAGGTTAGACCATGGCAGGAAAGGAGATAGAAACAGATGAAAATGAGCAATAAATCAGCCGGGACACAGTTTGAAAGAGAATTTGCTTCCCGGCTGGCAGCGGAAGGCTTCTGGGTCCACCGTTTCCAGGATAACAAGAACGGACAACCCTGCGATGTGATCGCTGCAAGGGATGGGGAAGCGTACCTGTTTGACTGCAAGGACTGCAAAACAGATATGTTCAGCCTGAGAAGGGTGGAAGAAAACCAGTTCAATGCAATGAGGCTGTTTGATACAACAGGGAACCGGCGCGGGATGTTCGCGATCCGGTATCCGGACCAGGTGATCTATCTGGTGGATTATGAGATCGCCAGGATCATCCGCGACAATGGGAAGAGCAGTGTCCCAAGACATCTGATCGGAATGTATGGGAGGACGTTAGAGGACTGGCTGGAAGATCTTGTAGTAATGGGGGATAAGAAGAACAATGGTTGTAGAGATTGGGTCTGAGATACGGATCAGGGACACTTCCAAGGAACTGTATGACTGGGCGCAGGAAAATCTGATCATCCCTAACCCGCAGTACCGGGAAAGGGAACGCAGGGGACTCTGGGTAGGCAATACACCAAAGTACCTCTGGCTCTACCATGTGGATGGTTCAGACCTGATCGTTCCTACCGGGGTGGGAAAGCAGGTACGGCAGTTCCTTTCAGAAAAAGATCAGATAAGCATTCATCTGGCTGATAATGGGATCTTAGATTATAAAGGCACCATTCCCCTGTATGACTACCAGAAGGAGGCAGTGGAAACCATGGGACATGCCAGCTGCGGGATCTTACAGAGCCCCTGCGGATCAGGAAAGACACAGATGGGCATTGCCCTGGCTGCGATGCTTGGACGCAAGGTATTGTGGGTCACCCATACGCAGGATCTGCTTATCCAGTCAAAGACCAGGGCAGAGCAGTATTTTTCTCCTGAGACACTGGGAACGATCACGGCAGGGAAAGCCCAGGTCGGCAGCCATATGACATTTGCCACTGTCCAGACCCTTTGCAGGATCGATCTGGGACAGTTCCGGTATACATGGGATGTGGTGATCGTGGATGAGTGCCACCGGCTGGCCGGTTCACCAACGCAGGTGACGATGTTTTACAAGGTGATGAACAGCCTGGCTGCAAGACATAAATATGGCCTGTCAGCTACCGTGCATCGTTCAGATGGGATGATCAAAAGCACGTTTGCTGTACTGGGGCCGGTGATCTATAAGGTACCGGATGAAGCAGTAGCAGATAAGACCATGCAGGTGCGGATCCTGCAGAGGAATACAGGCATAACGGTCAGCCGCAGCTGTCTGGATACGGACGGGACCCTGGATTATAACGGACTGCTTTCTTACCTGGGAGAAAACAGGGAGAGAAATGAGATGATCGTTAAGGATCTGGTAAGCCAGAAGGGTCATTCCTGTCTGATCCTGGCAAGCAGGCTGGAGCAGCTGAGAAATATCAGGGATCTGCTGCCGGATGAGCTGAGAGGCACTTCCGCCATGATCGATGGCGGCATGACCAGCAAAAAAGGAAAGGCGGAGAGGGAAGCTGCAATCGAAGATATGAGGACCGGAAGAAAGAAGATCCTGTTTGCATCCTTTGGCCTGGCAAAAGAAGGGCTGGACATCCCAAGGCTTGACCGGCTGTTCCTGGTATCCCCGCAGAA